TCGTTGGCCTCTGCCGTCGTCCGTTCGGTTTCGAGGTCCGACAGATGAGTCTGTAACGCCAGCTTCTCGGCGCCGTCCGCCGTCTCGATAGCCGTCTTCGCGTCCGCTATCTGCTGGTCCAGGTTCGCCAGCATATCGGTGTATGCCGTGCCCCGCTCCGTCTCCAACCCATCAAGTTGCGTTTGCAGAGCCAGTAACTCGGCCCCGTCCGCCGTTTCCATGGCCGTCTGCACGGCCTTGATCTGCTTATCCAGATTGTCCAGGTGGGTCGTGTGATACTCGCCCTGCTTCACCAGCAGTTCGGAGTCGGCGTCTTTGGCCGCCTGAATCTCGGCGTCGTCGGCGAGAGTCTGGGCATCCGCCCGATTCTTGAAGTGTGCCAGCGCCAGCGCCAGATCGTCGATGCCGTACTGCGTCGCCTGTTCGAGCAGGGCCACCTTCGACTCGCTGTCCATCCGGCGCAGCTGGATTTGCGCCTTGACGTACTCGGCCTCGGTTACTCCCCATTCGGCTTGACGCGCCGCCAACTCATTCGTGGCATGGGTTCTGTTGGCCGCTGCAATCGCGTCCAGATCGTCCAGTACCCTGTCTTTCATATCCTTTGAGCCGGACGTTACTTCCTCGAAGGCGGACAGAGTTTTGCTGACGTCGGGATCGAGGCCGGATACCCCGGCGTCTATGTCGCTGACGGCCGTTCCCGTCGCCTCCGCCATATCGCCCGCGCTTTCCCCGACCGCGTCCATCGACTCGCCCATGCCGGAGGCCCGGTCCGAAGCCGCGTCCATCGACTCGCCCATGTCGGAGGCCCGGTCCGAAGCCGCGTCCATCTGATCGGCAGCAATGTCAACTTCGGGAATCCCCTCGCGGAGTTTGGCCGCGAATCCGTCCATAGCATCGGCCATGTCCTCATTGAACAGGCGCACGAATTTCGCCCCGGTTTCCATCATCTTGGCCAGGACGATCCGGTACGGCGTGAAGAGGCCATTGATCGCTTTGATCACGAAGTTGACGGCGTTTTCTACCGTTTGCCCGATGGCGTCCCAAACCTGGCCGGTTTTCTCTTTGACCCAATCCCAATTTTTCACTACCAGGGCGATCCCCGCTATCAGGGCGGTGATTGCCAGAATGACAATGCCTATGGGGTTGGCGCTCATCGCGGCATTGAATAGCCATTGCGCGGCGGTTGCAACTTTGGTCACGGCCGTTTTGGCGATGGTAGCGTTCCGCAACGCCGTAGTTGCCGATACTATGCCCGGCAGCATCGTCAACAGCGGCCCAGCGGCCCCGATCATCCCCATCATTCCCGCTACGGTTGTCTGCAACGGCGCCGGGAGTTTGAGGAAGGCGTCACCAACCTTTTCGCCCACTTCCCGCCGCAGCATCGTCATTCGTTCGGTAAGAGTTCGGGTTTCTTCGGCGTTGGCCTGGATCGCGCCCTCGGAATCCGCCATGATCGCGTTCAGGTCGTCCAGCTCAAAAGCCCCGTTCTGAATGGCGACTACCAGGCGTTGGGCGCCTTCCGCGCCGAACGCCGCGCTTGCGACGTTTAACGCCTCGGTTTGCGTTGACGCTCCCTTGATTCGTTCGGCTACCGCGGCAAACTCTTTTTGCAGATCCCCGCCGGCCTCGGCAGTGCGCCGGAAAAATCCGTTGAGGCCGGGAAACACCCTTGACGCATCAACGCCGGCGGCATTCAGGTTGCCCAAGATCGCGGTGGCTTCGTCCATGTTGTAGCCGGCGTTCCGCAACACCGGGCCGAACGTTTGCAACTGGCCACTGAGCTTGTCCATGCCGATGCCTGTTGTTTGACTGACAACAAACATCTTGTCCATGACGGCGGCCGCGTCTTCACCGTCCACGCCGAATACGCTCATGGCCTGCGTGGTCTTGGCAATGGCAGCAGTGGCGTCAATGCCCATGGCATCGGCCATTTCCAGGGCCGTCCGCGTCGTTTCCTGCAGCGCGGGGCCGGACAACCCCAACCTGGTGTTGACTTCCGCGATAGCAGAGGCGACGGTTTCCGCGTCACCCGGTACGCTGCCATAAACCGCTTTGAAGTCGTCTTTGAGGCCCTCCAAAGCTGCGCCGGTTGCGCCCGTTCCGGTTTGGATCGTACCGAACGCCTTATCGACTTCGTTGGCCGCGCTCAGGGCAACGGCGCCCAACCCCAAAACCGCCGGCGTCACGGTTTTCGCCATAGTCGCGCCGATCTTGGCAAGGTTGGCCGTAGCGGATCGCTGCGCCGCGTCGATCTGCCCCGCAACGGTCTGATTCGCTTGCGCCAACCCCTTATCGAGGCCCGACGTATCGGCGGCAAGCCTCAAAACTGCGCTACCAAGGTTATCACCGGGCATAGTTCAATCCCTCCTTTACCATTTGAGTGAGGAGCTCAGCAGACCGGACTGACGCTCAGGCCATACATGCTGAACACGCTAGGCCAGTGAATATCAGGGTCTCTTTGCGAGATCGGACCGCCGCTGATCACCGCGTCCCGCAAGATAATCTTATAGTCCCGCTGTAGCTCCTTACTCAGGCCATCGTTCAGCGGTTCACGCCCCAGGCCAACCATGTAGTCGTACACTTGACTGTCCAGGGCATCGGCGTCGTCGGGAGTAGCACCATAGCTGCGCACATGCAACCGGACGGTGCGCCAAGGGAGGTATCCGCGAACGCCCGGCCCCGATCCACCACCTCCGGCCTGCTGCACCACGATGCAGCGTCGTGGCTGCCCAGAGTTGATCTCATCTTTCGGTAACTCACCGCCGAACACCCGGCCTTCGACCTTCCAATCGTTGGGCTTGCAGGCAAGCCTGGCAGCTTCGGCACGGAGCGCGGCAACGATAGCAGGCACAGGGCGCATGATTACCTCTCTTCGGCCCGTTCAGTCACGAACGCGGCGATTTCGTTGAATCGGTCCGGCGTCAGGGAGGCTAGGCATTCAGGGGGGATTTCGTCATGGAAAAATATCCGTAGCAATTCCGACATGGTGTACATGATTTCGTCGGTTGTATGTTCGAAGTCGCCGGCGGCTATCGTTTCCAGCAGCCGGTCTTGCATTTGGGTAGTGAGTCGTACATCTCCGAATCCGATTTCGTTCGGTTTCTTGAGGCGGAATTGCACCACTTCCCCGTTGTGCATGAATTCGACCGTGTCCCGATCCTCAACAGGTTCCGGTTGAGTCAATCGTAGCGTCATACGTTCTTTGGGCATATCGTTTCTCCGTAGGCGTGTTACAGGCCGATGCCGGCCAAGTCTTTTGCTTCCGCAGTGGGCAACCCCGAATCGACGTAAGACTTGAACGCGCGGGCGGCCGCTGCAACATCGGCGGCAAAGATCGGATCGAAGCCGATGCTGACTTCCCGCTCCAATTTCGCCGTAAGTTCGGCGGCGACGATCTTGCCCAACGGCGCAATCGATATTCTCAGCAGTTGCCGGTAGGATTCACGAATCGCCGCGCCGCCGCCGTTCACCAGCTGGGGATTGATCCCCAATGCACCGAGGCAGTCCAGGGCAACGTCGCGCCGCAGTGTGACGTTGCCGGCGGGTATCTCTGCGCCTACCCGCACTTTCTCCCAGCCCGCGCCCCGTTGCAGCTCCGCGCCGCCGCCTCGACTTACGACGCTGGTGCCGCCTGCAACGCCTTGAATGTCGGCTTTCACGCCGTCAATCGCCGCCTGGCCAACGCCGGGTTGGTATTGCAGGAGGTATCCGGCCCGCGCCCGTGATTCGTCGCCTAGCCGCGTTTCCAGGCGGGCAAGCATCCGTGCGCTCAGCCCCGCAAGTTTCAGCGGTGATACGCCTTGCCAGGGATACTTCGTCGCGTTGATTCGGCAGTGAACGACGCCGGCCGCGGGCAAACGGACCGTTTCATCCCTGGACGGGCCGGGCAAATCTAGGATGTATCGCCACGTCGCCGGATCGGGCCGGCCGGTCACATCCCAAGTATTCGCCGGCAACAGCGTCAAACCGTCACCATTGACTCGGATCGCGTCAATCGCGTTGCCCGACGTAAGCAACCGGCGGGCGATGCTGGCCAGGCACGACGGCGATAGCGACGGCAGCGACGGCGAAACCTCAGCAACCGCGAAGGCCCCGACGTACATCCCGATTCCGAACGCGATCATACCGACGGCGTTGGCGTCCAGGCGGGTATCGTCAGCGGTGACAACGGCATAGTCGCCGTCCAGGATCGCGTTGGTGTAATC